CTTATACGGTGACGGGTGTGAATGGCTCGCTAAGAGCCATTCCTGCTCACTTACCAGTTCTGGGTGTGAATCCATCTTAAAATAAATACATGGAATCAAGAAGTGATAAATGGGTTCAGGTTAGACAATCTGAATTACTTAAATACGTCAATGGAGTAGAGATGTTAAGTAAAGACCATACACATTTACAGCAAGATTTCAATGATGCAAAACAAATAGCAGGCATGATTGATAAGACTTGGAAAGAAAGACTTGATCAGCTGATGGACGTAATCATAGACACTCATCCATCAGTCAATGTTCATTACCGTAACGGCATGATGGCTGCTTACAACATAATGCAGGGTATTGAGGACTAATCATGCTTGACGTTAATACAGCCAAAGGCCAAGAATCATTAGAGCACGAGCTTAGAGCAGTCCAGTTATGGCAGCACCACTACCCGGACTACACCTACATACACACACCAAAGAATGGCCCAGCCTTAGTTGATGCAGTCATTGGTGATAACGATACAAACGTAGTAGCCGTAGTAGAGCAGAAGTCCCGGAACATGAGCCTTGAGCAGCTGCAAAAATGGGACATGGAATGGTTGGTCACATTCGCCAAGATTGAGGCAGGCCGTGTTACAGCACATGCATTGGGTGTACCATTTGTCGGATTCCTGTATCTGATACCCGATGACTTACTTATCACTAAGCAACTGGCCAACAATAAGGGCGAATGGACATGTGACTTTCGTAAAGACTTTACAGAAACACAGGAAACAATCAATGGTGGCAAAATAGTCAGAGAGAATGCCTACATTGATCTCACAGAGGCAAAACACATAAGGCAGAACTAATGACAATACTTGCAGGGCTTACTCATGGTGGCAAGGTTTACATGGGTGCTGACCGGGCTATGTCAGATGCTAACTTCATTAGTTCATTGGCCAAGCCTAAGATACGCAAGGTAGGCCCGTATCTAATTGGATACAGTGGCTCATTGGGTACAGGCCAACTTACAACCTTTGCTACATACCCAGATGTAAACACTACAAACCTTGAGGCATGGATGCGGATGTCATTCTGTGGGGCATTACAAAGAGCAGCTGATGAATACAAGATAGACATAAACAGTGAGGACAATGCAGCTGATCTACTTGTAGGAATACATGGCAGACTATTTGAGATCAGCACTGTTGATTGGTCAGTCGGAGAATACAACATGATCGCTACTGGTTCAGGCTTTCCATTCGCTATGGGATCACTACATACAACACGCCATACAGATGATCCACAATGGCGCATTAGAGAGGCAGTAGGTGCGGCTATCAAGTACAGCCCATCATGTGTAGGGCCAATAGACGTATTAGTTGCATAACCGATAGGAATAACACAATGAATCCAACACAATTAGCAGACACAGTAGAGCTGCTTATACAGCACTTACGCTCACGCATTGAGGGTGTAGGGGCTACAGAATATGACAGAGGCGATACACAAAACATTGAAACACTTACACATAATGAGTTAGTAATCAATGCAGTAGAGGAACTAGATGATGCATTGGTATACCTTGCACACTTGCGTATGCGCCTAACTGCATTGGTGTTTGAGTCTGATCTATGAGCAAGGCACATGCCAGAGGCACAGACACACAGTGGCGTAACCTACGCAAGGCCTGCTTCCAAGTCTGGGGTAAGACATGCATGTACTGCGGTGACCGGGCAACAGAGGTAGATCACATCATTGAAGTAGCCCGAGGTGGCACTAACACCATTGATAACCTGCAACCTTTATGCAAGCCCTGTCACATGGCCAAGACTGTTGCGTTTAACACAGTGCGCCAGAGCCCCTCAAACAGCCCTAGGGGCGTTTTTTCTAGGGACGTGCCACCCACAGACTCCCTTGCAGGAATCTCTCCCCAGATGGCTAGATTTGACCCACCAACAACCGAAAGGCCTAAGTCATGACAGTAAAGAAACTAGAACCGCCAGAGGATAAACCAATTGAGATCTACCTATCGTTGAATTCTGCATTGTCGGTGGCTAACTGGATCACTTCCACTGACGTAGCTGCCATCACTCTCGCCCGGCGCATGGCCAAGGCACTAGATACGGCTTTTGACATGGGCGCTGACATAAAAGACATAACTGCCTTATCTGGTAAGTTTTTGATTGTGCTGCAGCAGCTGCACCTAACCGTGGAAACTCGTACTGCCAGTAAACAAGAGGATAATGATGGAACAGCCTATGTCGGAGATTTCTTACGGCTTGTCAAAACCAAGAATACAAAGCCCGCCACTAAAACTGCCCAGCGCAGGCCCGCTAGTAAGCCAGTTAGCGGATGAGTTAGGTGTTCCATTACTGCCTTGGCAATCACATGTCTTAGATGATGCCTTAAAGGTAAATCCAGATGGCACATGGGCAAGATCCCAAGTAGGGGTTCTCGTAGCTCGACAGAATGGCAAGACTCACATGATGCGAATGAGAATGCTGGCTGGCCTATTTATCTTTGGTGAAAAAAGCATTATTGCCATGTCACAGACACGCCAACTATCACTAGATACTTTCAAGCAAACAGTAGACATGGCAGAAAGCCTTGACTGGATGCGTAAACGGATTAAGAGAGTATCCCGGACAAACGGCCAAGAGGAAATTGAGGTTTACTGCCACCATTACCCCAAGTCATGTAACGGTAAATGTGAGCGCCTACGAAAGTACGCGATTAGAGCTGCAACCAGTGAGGGCCCACGTGGCTCGACTGCTGACCTGCTTTATGTAGATGAACTCCGAGAGATTGATGAATCAACTTGGGCAGCTGTAACGCCGATTACCCGAGCCAGACCCAATGCTCAAGTGTTTTGGACATCGAATGCTGGCGATCTAAACAGCAATGTCTTAAATGAACAAAGGCGTAGGGCCTTGACCTTTGAATCCAGCCGAATGGGTTACTACGAGTACAGCGCACCTGCCGGGTCAGATGTAAATGATGAAAAGGCTTGGGCAATGGCTAACCCTGCAATGGGCTACACAATTACAAAAGAAAACATTAAGGATGCCTCAATCTTTGATACTAAAGATGCTTTTAAAACAGAGACACTTTGTATGTGGGTAGATGCCATTGATTCACCATGGCCAATGGACATGTGGAATGCAGGCGAACAAGAAATAGCCCTAGAGGATGAACTACCTACATGGATGGCTATAGACCTTAACTTCAATAGAGAAATTGCCTGCCTAGTTACTATTCAAGAGCGCCCAGAGGGTATGGCCGTATTCCTCCATGAATGGAAACGTGAGGGCGGAATAAATGATCTTGAACTCACAGGTGAACTGGCAACACTAGCTCGTAGGTACAGGCCTAGAAAGTTTGCTTATGATCCAAACACTGCTGGCTACATTGCACCACGATTAGCACAGGCAGGAATTGCAACCGAACCAACTCCATGGGCATCAGCAGGCTTTGCCATTAGTTGCGATCAAACACTCAATGCAATGCAGTCTGGCAAATTCATTCATCCCGGACAAGCGACATTACATAGTCACTTAGTCTCATGTGCTAGACGGCCAGCATCAGATGGTGGATGGCGCATTGCTCGTAGAGCTGCTCAAGTACCAATCACAGCTGCAGTGGCGTTAGTAATGGCGGCTGGTCATGCTTGTGCGCCACAACAGAGTGTGAGTATCATTAGTGCTTAAGGTCTACTTGGCAGTACCCCATGTGTGGGCTAGTCACTCCTATCACTAGCCCACACATTCCGACACGCTTATCAGATGCTTGAATGTCACACATTTATGAGATAATGCAGTATGGGATTTATTGATTTCTTACTGGGTACGACTCCAGAAAAATCAGATGTGCAAGCCAAGGCAAATTTGGCCATACCTTACTACCAAGATAATTTCAGCCCATTCCAAGCCTTTGGCATTAACCGTGGCGATGCTATGCAAGTACCAGCTGTAGCCAGAGCCAGAAACATTATTTGTGGAACTATTGGCGAACTGGGTTTACATTCTTACAATGAAATTACAGGTGCAAAAATTGAGGGCCGACCATTACTTAAGCAACCTGATCCAGCTTTGCCACGTTTCATCACGATGTGTTGGACAATTGAAGACATCCTCTTTAAGGGACATGCGTTCTGGCTTGTCTTAGAAGTCAGCCCAGAGGATGGCCGACCTATTGCATGCCGCCGTATTGATCCAACTCGGGTTACTTTTACAACTGATTTACAAACTGATGAAATTCTAAATGGCTTTTACCTAGATGGTAATTTATGCCCTGCTTATGGTGTTGGATCGCTAATTATGTTTAGTGGTTTAGATGAGGGACTACTAAATCGTGGTGGCCGAACCATTAGAACAGCATTAGAACTTGAAATGGCAGTAAGCCGAATGGCTGCTGAACCAAACCCAACAATGGTTATAAAGAACACTGGCGTAGATCTACCGCCAGAGCAGGTATCAAGCCTATTAGCATCATGGAAACAAGCGCGGCAGCAACGCTCAACCGCCTACTTGTCAGGACCTTTAGATGTAACAACCTTTGGTTATGATGCCGGGCAAATGCAACTTACTGAATCACGCTTAAATACAGCTGCAGAAATTGCCCGACTATGCAACATCCCGGCATGGTACATAAATGCCGAAAGCGCCAGCGCTACTTACTCAAATGTAAGTCAAGAGCGCCGCAGCCTTGTGGACTTTAGCCTGAAGCCGTACATGGCCTGTATTTCAGAGCGTTTAAGTATGAATGATCTTACCCCACGTGGCTCGGTTGTTAAATTTGATTTAGATGATTACCTACGTGGTAATCCATTAGAACAAATTGAAGTATTGGAAAGAATGCTTGCAGCTGGGATTATCAATGTTGATGAAGCCCGTGAGGAAATGGAATTAGCACCGAGAGGAAATGAAACAGATGCAACTTAATTTTGAGGGCCAA